GTTCGTTTTGTCGTGCGACCACAGATTCTCACCTGAACAGTGCACTCTTCCTTGACCTTATTGCCATGATGACGCAAGAACGCGTCGAGCAGGTCACGCTGTTTGCCGGGCAAGGAACCGGCAAGGACGGTTGACAAATTTGTCACCACACCTTCAGAAGGCGCATGATGGCTCTCGGCCAAATCATCACGCGCATCGACCCGAGCTTGAACTTTATGCTGACCAAAGAACAGTCCGCAGTTCAGAAAATCAATCTGCCAAGGAGACCCACCGGTCTTCAAAGGCAAATGAATGCTCGTAGAGTTGATATTGGCATACGTCGCATGAACATACGACTTGCCAACACTCATTTTCAAACCAACGCGGTTTCCCGTTTCGACATGTCGCTGCCACAAACTTTCATCTGCAGCATAAACCATGTCATCGCCGTTCACAAGAACGTGACTGAGGCGATTCTTACGAGACCAACCGGCCTGCGACTCATGAGTGACGTCGAGATAGACGCCTAAGTTCGCAAGACAAAGGATTGGAAAGGAGAGGATGGATCCCATCAACTGACCGTTTCGTTGTTGACCTTTATAGTCAACGCCAATACCGTTACTCCTCGGGTAGTAGAGATCATGTGGTGCCAAAGCAGCACGCGCTAAGAGCTTCTCTTCGTCAGTGAGACGCGAGATAATATGCTCAAAGATTCTACCAGAGTATTTCCAAGAGAGGCCATCTGTGGCCGCCGAATAATCGACAGAAAACCATTTGTCGGTCGGCAATGCGTTGAAAGAAAGATCAACCATATCTGTTGGAGAGAAACGTCGGCCAATCAGCCGGAAACAGTCCATACGACGAAGGGTCGTATGTAAGGCCTTTTGAAGTGGACGATTGCTGTAATAGGGCAAGGCTTCGCCTTTGCTAATAACCCGGACCTTCATTGGCTCCAGGACAGCTTGAATCGTGCATTTCGTCCGCCGATCAAGATCAAGATCGGCAACAGCGGGCAGCAGGGACTCGGTCCACTGCTTCTCACCTTGAGGGCATCGAACTTCCGTCACTACGTTATGGAACACGTAGCGACCGGAATAAAGCACAGGGTGCAGGTCCATTCGATGCAACTCGAGCTCCCAGTCGTGCCAGACGTTCAAGTCTAGTTCACGCGGGATAAGTTCAAAACCAGCAATCGCCGCCAAGCGGCCTGACTGCCCTCCATTCGAACGCGTGCGTTCAAAGCACGCAGAGCCCGAGGTTGACC